TGTATATATAGATGAAAACCTAAACTCACAGATTTGTATTGTAGATGGATTAAATGCTTATATCTATAATTATTCGTTACCAGGATCTAGTTTAACTGTTCAAACTGGATTAGGTAATCTTGTCCCTGGCTATGTAGATTATCATAATACCTATTTTCTTTTTGGGAACGCCAACGCAACAACTAATGGTGCTGCATGGTATGCTTATCAATATGCCACTCCTACCACTATTATACAAGCAACGCCTGGACAATTTGCTTTACAAACCAAACCTGATTATGCGCTTGCTGTCGTTAGAATTCCTGCTCAATCAGCTAACGTTTTAGTTATGGGAACATCAGTTTGCGAAATATGGATGCAAATTGGTGGGTTACAAAACTATAGAAGAAATCAAAACATAAGCGTGGATTATGGGTGTGCCTCTGTTTCTACAATTGCATCTTCAGATAAATTTATAGCATGGCTAGCTATAAATGAAAATAACGCTCCTACTATTATGGTGTATAACGGGGAAGAATTTAAACCTATATCAACAGATGGTATCGATCATCAATTGTCTCATATTCAATATCCAGCACAATCAACAGCAATGTTTTATAGACAAGATGGTCATTTATTTTATCAATTAACATTTTATAATCCAGCAGATAATCTAACCATCCTTTATGATTGTACGACTGAGATGTTTTTTAATCTTAGTGATTGGGATTTAAATTATCATCCAGCCAAAAATTATGCTTATTTTAATGGACAGACTTATTTTATTTCTTTAAATGACGGGGATTTATATTTATCATCTACTGATTTAACAACTTACAACGAAAACTTACCGAATGCCATACCAGATCCAACTTTAATACATGAAATCCAAAGAATAAGGATTTGCGACACCATTAGAGCAGATGACAGTAGCCAATTTAGACCAAATACTTTTGTATTCACACTTGAGCAAGGTAACGATAAAAACGTTACAGGGTTATCAATAAATAGCCCTGGGCAGGATTTATTAATAACGGAAGATTTATTTAACCCTCCTGATGATACTATCTACACAGAAGCTGGGCAACCAATGGCAGATGAGGATTCTTTAGATATAGCATCAATAACAATTCCATATCAGCCAAGAGTTGATTTAACAGTTTCAAGAGATAGCGGTATTACCTGGAGTAATACAGTATCTAGAAATTTAAACCCAATAGGGATGCGTCAAAACATTCTTAACTGGGAAAATTTAGGGGCATGTAATAGTTTAACTTTAAAACTAAGATTTTGGGGTTTAAGTCGGTTTGTAGCTAATAATGGAATGGTGGAGCTATATTAATGGACTTACCAACATATTTACAAGGCATTGATCACGAAAATTATAACCAAGAGTTAAACCAAACTTTAAGAGATAATTTAAGTGATAATGGCTGGGTTGTGCCACAGATAACGATGGTAAACTTAGCTATAATTGAATCACAGATGCCAGATGGTACATTATGGTATGTAACTGATAGTACGCCATCTACATTTGTTGGAAAAGTTAACGGTAGTTTAGTAAAATTTACAACTACTTCGTATCCATAAGGAGCATAGGTAATGGGATTTTTTAGTGGTATAGGAAAAGCTTTAGGTGGCGCTGGCAAGGGATTTATAGGAAGCGGCGGTAGTCCTTGGGGGGCTGCATTGGGGGCTGGCATGAGCCTATTAGGTGGTAGAGGCGGTGGTGGTAATGCCGGAATGGATTATTTAAATCAAATTCCAGGCATGGCTATGGGCTATTTAAATCCTTATACCGAGGAAGGGAAGAAAGCCTACAGTAGCTTACTCGATCAATACAGTAATACATCTACTACTAACCAAAATCAATTTCCCGCTGAATATAGCCAAATGGCGCGCGATCCTAATGCTTTTGTTAATAACTTAATGAGAGGCTACGAGCCATCGCGCGGCTATAATTACAAACAAAATCAAATGCTAGGAGCTGCTAGAAATAGTGCAGCATCGGGCGGTTTTGCAGGTACTCAATACGATCAAGGACAACAAGCAGAACTTGTTCGCGATCTCTTAGGTTCTGATATGGGCGAGTATTTATCAAGAATTATGGGTGCTCAAAAAGAAGGGTTAGCTGGCGAAGAAAGAAGATTAGCTGGACGCGCCAGTGCTTTAGGCGGTATGGCTGGTATTGGATTTAATGCATCCTCTGATTTAGCTAATATATTAGGTTCAAATTTAGGACAAAAAGCAACTTTTGATTTTGCTAATCAGCGCCAACGTAGATTAGATAGGCGAGAAGATAATAACGACAGGAGCGCATTATTTTCTAAATTATTTGATAGGGGCGCCAACGGAAAAAGTATGTTTGATACTTTCAGTTCTAAAATAGGTTCATTTTTCTAAGGGATAAGCGATGCCAATACAAACATTTAATTTTGCAAACATAGAGCCTATGAAGCTAGGAAGTAGATTTTCTGATATTTTAGCTGGACTCAAAACTAGTGAGGATTCCGAAGATAGAAGAATAAAGAATGAAGGCTTAGGGCATCAAAATACTATTTTAGGCGCTGAGGCACAATATGCGCCAGATAAATTTAAATTTGCTAATCAAATACAAGAAGCTAAGGCTAGATATGCAGAGCAACAAGAACAGGCCGATGTACGACAAAAAATAGCCCATGCAGCATATTGGAAAAATGGTGGTGCTAGTGGAGACAATGATGCTACTTCTTCTAAAGAAAGAAGAAGACAACTTAATATGATGGGACCAGATCAAAAAGCTGAGCTGTTTAGACTAGGAAAAGCTAATGGGTGGAATCCACAAGAAACAGTAGACCATTGGCTTAAAGGAACAAATTTTAAAGAATACGCCGAAGAAAAGGGTATTGATTTAGATAAGGATACCACTAAATATTATCCTACTGCTAAAAATAGAACCGATATTAATACTGCTGTAGCAGCCGGAGCGGAATTAGATTCACTGGATGATCTGGTAGCACAGGATATCGCAATATATGGAGAAACCTTTAATGGTTATTCTCCAGAACAAATTAAAGATGCTTTGTCGAACAAGGGTGAAGATCAAGAAAAATTGATTAAATTTTTAGGAGCACGAGCTGTCCAACCAGAAATAACTGCATTACGAGCAAAAATAGCTAATGGAAGTAATGCGCAAGAAGCATTAAAACAAGCTCAAGAAGATGCATTAACTAAATTTAAAATCCCTGGCTTTACAGTTAGCAAAGAAGTTAGACTAGGGGTGCAAAAATATATAAATAGTGCATTAAAAAAGGGTTTAGAAGCTAGAATACAATCTATGGTTGGAACCAAACAATCAAAAGATAAAGGAGATGCATTTTCTAATATATTAAAAAACGGCAGTTCTTCTGGTAATGTTAAGGTTATTTTTAATGGAAAAAGTCATACTATACCTGCAAACCAATTACAACAAGCACTCAAAGCTGGTGGCAAGCTAGCCGAAGGAGAATAGTTGTGGAAAATGAATTTGATTGGAGTAAATACGAAGATAAGCCAGGGGATGCTTCATTTGATTGGAGCAAATACGAAGATAAACCTAAATTTGATTGGAGCCAATACGAAAATCCAGAACCCCAAGGATGGGGCGGTATAGGCGAAGACGCTTGGAGTGGAGCAAAAGCGGTTGGCCCTGCTTTGTTAAATGGATTAATGAGTGCAGCCCCCGAACTACATGGAGCGTTCGGACAAATTATTAACGATCCATTTCGTGCCTCTAGAAATGTTGGACAAGGGTTAGTAAATCTTTTAGAGGGATCGTTTAATTTAGCTCCAAATATTATAAATTATTTAGGAAGAAAAGGAATAGTTGACAAAGATTTATTGGGTACATATAAAGGCATCCCTCATACAAATCTACATAAAATAGCAGGACGTGACGAAGAATCTCAACATGGAGATTCTCTTTTAGCAGCGCTCATGGAATATGCTGGTATTAATAAGCTTGCTGGGAAAGGTATTGCTCCAACATCAAACGTGCTTAGAAAAGCCGCACAAACAGCTGGTACTTATGGACTTCATGCGGCTGGTCAAAATCGAAACCCTGTTACCGAGGTATTAATAGCTAGCGGAGCTAACTTAGCAGGGAAAGCATTAAAAAAAGGATGGAATTTACGTACTAATAAAGTGGCTCAGGAAATGGGAGAAATAATACCAAACGAAATAAAAGTAAAATTTAAAAATATATACAATGCAATGGAAGAAGAGGTACATAACGTAGGGGCAAGCGATGTTCCAAATGTTGCAAATATTCGACTGAAAGATATAAATAAAGCAGCATTAGGTAGTAATTCTACAAAGATACGACATATAGCAAAAAAATATTTAAAAGATCCAACATATGCAAATGCCCATAAGTTACAAAGCGATGCTGGTAAAATAGTAAATAAGCTTAAAGACGAAGCAAAATATAGGGGATTACTTGATTATGAAAAGCGATCTTTAGATATTGCAGAAGGTATAAAAAATAAAGCTATACGCAATATAGAACAAAGCTTTAAGAACAACGGTAATCCTCATTTGGTTGAAAAATATAGAAAAATTGGCGCAGACTACAGTAAGGCTGCTCAATTAATTTATGATCCACATATAGTTAAATATCAACAAATGGTAGCTAAAGCTAAAAAAACTGGGCAAGGGGACTTATCTCTAGCTAAACGAAAATTAGTAGAAGGATTAGCAAATAGTCAAGATTTTCAAAGTAGCTATGGAAAAAAATATAACACTCCTCGACTTAATCAAAAATATATACGAGCCATACCTAATTTATTTAAAAAAATTGGAATAGAGAAAAAATAGCAAACTAAATTTTAATAGCAAAGCACCCCTAAAATCCACGCTATTGCTAAGAAACCTATTACACCCATAATCATTTTTTCATCACCATTTATTATTATTTTTGAGACTAACTATACAACAAACCAGAAGGTAGGTCAAGGATTGTTTAACTTAGCCAATGGAATTTAGAATTTAAAAGCAATGTAGTGATCCCAACAACGCTAGCTATACCTAATTTATATAAAGTTCTAAGTTCAGCACTAAATTGGAATTTCAATTCATTTATTTTAGTTTCTAATTTTGACTCCAAAACACTAAGTTTAGAATCTAATTTGGAATCTAATCGTACCTCTAAATTATTTATTTCTGTTTTTAAATTATCTTTAGTAGCCAAATTTTCAATAACCGAATCTAACATATTTATTTGAACCTTGGCTTGCTGCTCTGACATTCCGGAAGAAGTAAGATCCTCGTAATACTTTACAGCTCTGTTATGTTCCATTGTTGTATATCCCCATGCAATTTATAGTAGTTATATTCTTAAATTTTACTATACTAAAAACAGCAACGCAATGGATGCCACAGCAAAGAAAGGATTCTAAATATGGCTCTTGACCCTAGATATATAACCGCTATTGATTTGTCCCCATATTTAGTAGACAAAGATTCGGGCGCACCCTTAGCTAATGGGGTTGTTTCTTTCTGGCAAGATGCCGCAAGAACTGTACCAAAGCTTGTATATGAACTATCTGGCGCACCGCCTAATTACACTTACACGGCATTGCCGAACCCTATTATTTTAAGTAACACTGGAACATTTCAGGATTCATCAGGCAATAATATTGCTGTTTACTATTTTCCGTATGATTCTACGGCTGTTGATGCAAACGTACAGCTTTATTATATTACTGTTACTAATTCAATGGGAACAGAGCAGTTTACTAGGGAAGCTTGGCCTAACATTGTAACCAACGAAAGCCAAACTTTAACACAAGCCGATATTAGTAATGCCCTAACTAATCCTCAATTTGCAACTGTCTTATTTAATCCTTCTAATTCATTAACTATTACTACTACTGGATCTGGAACCTTAAGTACAACTATAGCTCCAGGATGGACATTAAATTTAACAACTCTAGGAATTGGAAGTGTTACTGTTACTAGAAATTCTATAGCAGGCTCAACGGCTTATCCTTATAATCCGCCATACACATTAACTGTAGCGCCAGGCGCTAATATTACTGCATTAACTCTATCACAAAGGCTTTACCATAACCCTAGCATTTGGTCGCCTCAACCAGGCGGGACTAATGGATATATCGCATCATCTATTTTATTAGCCCCTTTAAGCTCAGCAATTATGCAATATGCACCATCAACAGGTGCGGTACAAGAATTGCTTAACTCTACAAATACATTAGGAACTTATCAAGAGTTTACAAACACTATTCAATTAGCAACAGCCAGTAATACCGATTCTTCTAATGTTGGCTACGTTGATATTATTGTTTCTTTACCTATAGGGGCAACTACAACTTTTAGTAATGTACAAATTGTAGGGCTAGAAACTAATGAACCTAATGTTGTTTACGATCAAACTCCGGTTAATCGTCAAATGGATTATATGTTTCATTACTACAATCCATTATTACAATATAAACCTATACCGAGTTATCTGACAGGGTGGGATTTCCCCTTAAATCCTGCCCAATTTTTAGGATCGAGTGTTGCAGCTCAAGCAGTAGGGGCTAATAAGTCTTTTTATGCTTGGGATCAAACAATTGTATTTCAATCTGTTAACAGTGGTGTAAGTGTTAGTCGTGGAGGCAATGGAGAATTTGTATTAACCGCTGCTACTACAGGTGTACAGCCAGCTATTATTCAATATTTAAGTGGTCCTATAGTTAAAGAAATGCTAAATTCCAGAATGTCTTGCGCCATTGAAAGCAAAACGTCTAGAACGTTGGGAGTTAATGCCACTATTTCTTTGTGGTATTGTACTGATGTTTCCTTACCTAACGTTGCTACTGGCACAAATAACTCTATTGTAGCCACATTAGATGCAAATGGACACCCATCTACACTAAACGGAACATGGATTGAAGTACCAAGAAGTTCTTTAGGGAATGCGCAATTTACAGTCAATACTAATGCTACTACTAATTTTAATTTTAACGGTTTTAATGGCTGGGATATGCAGGGAATTAGCGCCACACAAACCGCTAATTTTTTTGCAATAGTAGTTGGATTCGGGGCTATTACTGCTGCTGATACAATTTCTATAAACTCAGTAAGCGCGGTGCCTGGTGACATACCAACGAGGCCAGCTCCGCAATCTTCTTTACAGGTTTTAGCAGATTGCCAGTATTATTATCAAAAATCGTTTAATCAAGGGATCGTTCCTGCAACAGCTGTAGGATTAGGTAATGGTGAAAATTATCTTTATGATGGTAACGCCACCATTCAAGGCTATATTTATTTTAAAAATATTATACGCAACAATCCAACGATTACCTTTTTGAATCCAGTTAACAATAACAATCAAGCCTATAATATAAACACTTCTATGGATGTAGCCAGTACCACCACCTATACAAACGCTACTGGACAAAATGGATTTGGTATTGTTTGGGGTGCAGGCGCTTACCCGTGGCAAGCAGTAGCCGTTAACTGGACCGCGGATGCTCGTTTAGGAATAGTTTAATTAATTAATGCCCCAAGGATGGGGTTTAAAAATATAAGGATATATAATGGCAACAAATTATAACATTGATAAAACTAAAAGCGGTGTAAATGGTTTCGGTTTGCCGTTTTGTAGCACCATTTATTCCGCAACGCTAACCACAAATACTGATACAGCAGTTGCTGTTCCTTTAACAGCGGCTGTAGGAGCGCCAACCGCTACAACCTTTAATAAATTTATGGCGGTATTTTCCTATTCAAGTGGCGCTAATGTTTTTGTAGCGCTTAACGCAGCGGCAGCCGTACCCGCCGGTAATACTTTTGCAGCAACAACATCAGAACTTAACCCAAACGCTAAAATGGTTAAATCAACCGATGTAATACATTTCTATTCTAGTGGTACACCAAATATTACTGTTGCATTTTACGCTATACAGGAGTAATAAATGTCTACAAAATTTAGTCAATTTAATCCTGTTACAACGGTTGCCGAATCTGGTGATACTGTTGTAGGCTTAAGAAATGGCGCCAACACTATATTTAATGCCCAAGCATTTGCGGCACTCCCTTGGACAACTTTAACTTCCGGGCAAATTTTGGTTATTAATAACGGATATTTTCTAGTAAACTCTGCTAACGCTATTTATACACTGCCAACGGTTGCAGCAGCAGGACAAATACTACAGATTATAAATCTTTCAAATTATACTGTTACAATAGCGCAAAATGCAGGGCAAAAAATTCAATTCGGTAATATAGCATCAACTCTAGGAACAGGCGGATCTATTGCATCATCCAATATTGGTGATTCCCTGACTTTAGTGTGCAGTGTTGCTAATAATAATTTTACACTTTTAGGCGCACCACAAGGAAATTGGGTGGTAACTTAATTTATTAAGGGATTAATTTATGACAATAGGTAACGCACTCAATGCCGCATTTGCTGCTAATCAATTAATATACGCATCCTCTGCAACTCAATTAATAGGCTTAGCTACAGCCACAAACGCAATATTAGTTACAAATTCTGGAGGCACTCCAAGTTTTCAAGCTACGATTCCTTTATTGGTTCAGCAAAACATTACTGAATTAGGTACTATTGCTTCTATTGGCGCTCCTTTAAATCAACAATTTGGTGGTACTGGAGTTAATAATACAGGAACTATTACTTTAGGTGGCAGTTTAACAACAACTGGCGCTTATAATTCTAATTTTAATATGACAGGCGCTACTAGTGTAACGTTTCCAACCAGCGGAGTATTAGCTACAACTGTAGGAGTTGGAGTGTTAACAGTTACAGGAACTCTTAATAAAATTTCCTGTACTGGAGGGCAAAATCCAGTAATTAGTATTGACCCAAATTATGTTGGCCAAACATCGATTACTACTCTTGGTACAATCACAACCGGTATTTTTGAAGGCTCTGTTATTGGCTTAGCCTATGGAGGAACAAATGCTAACCTTACTGCCTCTAATGGCGGGATTTTTTATTCAACCGCCTCAGCTGCCGCCATACTGTCTGGAATTGCAACCGCAAATAAAGTGTTGCTGTCAGGCTCGAATACCGCCCCTACATGGTCAACAGCTGTTTACCCTGCCTCGACGACTGCAAATCAACTTTTATATTCGTCTGTAAATAATACCATAACTGGTTTAGCAACTGCTGCTGATGGCGTACTTGTTACTAATATAGATGGTATACCAAGTATTTCAGGAACATTACCGCCTGCTGTTCAACAAGGTATTACTGAACTTGGCACCATAACATATATGATTGAACCACTAGGAGCTACGTTCGGTGGAACTGGCGTTAATAACGGTGCATCGACCATAACTCTTGCGGATAGTTTAACAACCGTTGGCGCTTATCCGGTCACATTTAATTTTACTGGTAATACCGATCTCACATTTCCACTTTCAGGAACACTAGCAACTGTTGCTGGGATCCCGTCATTGCCATTAATTACATCTCAAGGTGGTTCTGGTCTTGTTAGCCCAACTGCGCACGGGATATTAGTGAGCGAGGGTTCCAGTCCTTTTAATCCTGTTGTATTAGGCGCAGGACAATTATTAATTGGAACGACAGCTGGTGATCCAGTCGCAGCTACTTTAACCCAAGGAACAGCATTAACAATTACTAGTACCACAGGCGCAATAACAATTGGAGTAACATCTAATCCAGCTCTACCAGGAGCCGCGGGAGTTACTCTTCCGCAAGGAAATACTGCGGCACGTTCTGGTGGTGCTGGAACGATGAGGTTTAACACGCAAACCAGTGTGTTTGAAGGCACTGTTGATGGCTCTACATGGGCTCCATTTACAACCTCAGCTCTTGGGGTATTAAGTGTGGGGGGTACACCAGGATTTATTACTTCAACCGGTGGCTCTACCCCTATAATTGATATAGATTCTACATATGTAGGACAAACTAGTATTACAACAGTTGGAACGATCACAAGCGGCACCTGGGCTGGCAGCACAATAAATGTACCTTACGGTGGAACTGGTGCTACATCTCTTACTCAATATAGTGTGTTGCTTGGTAATGGGACTGGTGCAATACAAACGGTATCAGGTCTTGGAACTTCAGGTTATGTGTTAACAAGTAATGGTTCAGGGAGCGCTCCTACTTGGCAAGCAGGCGCCCCAACAGGGGTAACAAGTAATATTGCAACAGCTAATCAAACCACAGTATCTAGCGCGACTGGTGCTGTTACTATTGGATTAGCTAATAATGCAATATTACCAGGAACTGGCGGTATTACATTACCTCAAGGTAACGTGGCGGCACGTTCTGGTGGTGCTGGAACGATGAGGTTTAACAGTCAATCAGGGGTATTTGAAGGCACTGTTGATGGTGCTAATTGGGCAGCGTTTGAATCGTCAGCCACAGGCGTTGTGAGTGTCGGTGGAACAGTAGGGTTTATTACCTGCTCACCAAACACAGGCAGTGTTATTGTAGATATAGATCCTACATATGTTGGCCAAACATCCATTACAACTCTTGGTACAATCACTACTGGTACATGGACTGGCAGTCTTGTTAGCGGTACTTATGGCGGTACAGGTGTAAACAACGGGTCCAACACGATTACGCTTGGCGGAAATCTAACAACTAGCGGAGCATATAATACTACACTAGTTGTTACTGGCAACACTAGTGTAACACTGCCTACAAGTGGAACATTGGTTAATAGTGCCGTTACCACGTTATCGTCATTATCTAGCGTTGGCACAATCTCAACGGGATACTGGGGAGCTACTATCATTTCCCCAACGTACGGAGGGACTGGTATTAACAATGGATCCAACACGATTACTGTTGGTGGAAACTTTGCAACTAGCGGAGCATATGCTGCTACATTAACTTTAACTGGGGCAACAAATGTAACCCTACCAACATCAGGCACGCTAGCCACAACTTCATCTATCCCTACTTTTCCATTATCGTTAGCTAATGGCGGATTGAATGCTAATTTAACAGCAAGTAATGGTGGTATATTTTATTCGACTGGAAGTGCAGGAGCTATTTTATCTGGCACGGCCACTGCTAATCAGGTATTATTGTCTGGTAGTAGTACGTCTCCAACTTGGAGTACGGCCACTTATCCTGCATCAACAACAGCACATCAAATTTTATATAGCAGCGCCAACAATACTATAGCTGGATTACCTTCAGCAAATAGCGGCATCTTGGTAACAGATAGTTCTGGCGTTCCTAGCATAGGAGTTACTCTACCGACAGCTGTTCAAGGTAATATTACTCAAACAGGAACTATTACTAATGGTGCTTGGAATGGTTCACTAATTTCAGGAACATATGGAGGCACCGGGGTAAACAATGGTGCGTACACCATTGGTTTGGGTGGTAGTATTTCAACGGCTGGCGGCTTAACCTTATCTGGATCTTATAACTCTACTTTTACATTTACTAATACTACATCTGTTACTTTTCCTACATCAGGCACCCTAGTTAATTCAGCAGTAACTACATTATCATCTTTAGCTAGTATTGGAACGATTACAACTGGAACCTGGAACGGTTCTACTATAGGTGTAACTTATGGTGGAACAGGGATAACGAGCTTTAATCAAGGCGATACCCTATATGCAAGTGCTACTAATACGTTGTCTGCTCTTGCTAAAAACACTACGGCGACTCGATACCTTACTAATACTGGAACAAATAATAATCCAGCGTGGAACTATGTAAACCTAGCCGACGGTGTAACTGGCAATTTACCTGTAGGAAATTTGAATAGCGGCACGAGCGCAAGCAACACTACGTTCTGGCGAGGTGATGCTAGCTGGGATCAAATAGGTCTTTCTAATGCAGTAACCGGCACATTACCTGTTGCTAATGGTGGTACTGGCATTGCAACAACAACAGCATATGGCGTTATTTGTGGGGGAACCACCACAACAGGTGCTTTACAAAATGCAGGCGCTGGAACATCAGGACAGGTATTAACAAGTAATGGTGCAGGCGCTCTCCCAACATTTCAAGCCGCTGGGGGTGGTAGCTGGCAGGCCATATCATCAGTTTCGGCCTCTTCAAGTGCTAGTATAAGCTTTACAGGATTATCAAATACATATATTGCTTATGCTGTTTTATTAACGAACATTATTCCTGCATCATCTAGCACATCCATGCTTCTAAGAACGAGCGCAAATAACGGATCGTCTTACGACAGCGGAGCAGGCAATTATTCTTGGTATACTGTGGGAATTAATGGTGGCGATTATTATAATAATTCTAGCTTGTCAGATACTTCTATAACTCTCTTTTTTAGTTATGGAGCTTCAGGCTATATGAGCACAAGTGTTGGTGCTAACGGTTGGATTTATATCTTTAATCCTTCCGCTGCTAGTTATTGTTTTATTAGAGGTGTATTAAGCTACGTATATACGGGTACACCTTATGTAAACCCAATTGATGGTAGCGGATATAGAACAGCAGCAGCGGCAGTTAATGCTGTTCAATTTTTTATGGGGACAGGCAATATTGCCTCTGGAACATTTACACTTTATGGTTTAGTTGCTTAAGGAGTTTTTTTATGACTACATATAAAATGGTTGTGGATATTTCGGCTGGAGCGGGTAATTGTATTGTTCAACAAGTTCCAGTAACTGATGTGGATTTAGCTCAAGCGGCCATTGATGCAGAAGCAGAAGCCGCTATGGCTGCTATTCCTCCGCCTCCCACTTTAGCAGAACAAGTAGCCGCTCTTTGGGCACAGGTTGTTAATAATGATTCAACACAAACGGCAACATTAACCGCTCGAATAAATGCATTTAATGCTGCAACTACGGCTACAAGTAGTGGCGCCCCCACCAGTACAACTGGTCCAACAACAACAAACACAGTTGCCCCTATCGTAACGACCAGTTCATAGGAGAATTAAAGTGCCATTTAAAAGTTTATCCCAAAGAAAATTTATGTACGCTAAACATCCTAAATTAGCTAAGGAATTTGAATCTGCCACCCCTAAAGGTAAAAAGCTTCCTCAGCATGTAAAACCTAAAGCGAAAGCTACCAAAAAATCTAAAGCAAAAAAATAGAGAATGGCTCTTGACGATCTTTGGGGTTTGTATAAGATTTACTATAATGAATTTAGATTAATTTATTTTTAATAAGGACATCGAAAATGAAAAAGCACGAACGTAAAGAAGAATCTTACGAAAAGAAAGAAAAAATGAATAAAAAAGGCGGCAAAATGGAAGGTCGCATTGGTAAGGCTGTTAAGAAAAAATAAATCCTGCTGAATAAAATATAAATTAATCAAAGCCATGGAGGGCGAAGATGTCAATTTTACAAGCTACAAGTAGCATTACTGGGTTAGCTGGTGTTATTCCTAATCTAGTTTTTATAAATACTAATGACTCTGTTGCAACTGTGACGACAACAGGATACTTAAGTAAAGCTGTTCACGAAAACCTATTAACTGTTTCAAACAACGATATGGCGCTAGTTTACACTACTAGTGGCGTTGTATTCTTAGCCGTATCTATTACTGGAACTGCCCCAAACTTAGTTTACAGTTTAGTAACCCCTGCAAGTTCAGGCGGTTCTTTTGCTGGAAACGTCCAGGCAGGATCTAGCGGCGTAGCTGGTGATTTTATTTCTTATCCAGCAACAGCTAGCAAAGGAAATTTAGTAGTAGCTGCTACCGCTAACTCTGGAAATACTGCGGTCACTGTAACGAACGCATCTCAAGCTGGAGTTAGAACATTTACAATTCCAGATCCTTCAGCTACTACTGCCAATTTTGTGCTAGCTCCTAGCGCATTAGTAAGCGGTAATGTTGTTAAAGCAACTGGTACTGTGGGCGCTATTGTTGATGCTGGGTTTACATTACATGCCGCAACTACTGCCGCTTATTCTGGTGGCGGAACAAGTAATGCTTATACCGCAACCAATGTTGGGGCAACTAGCATAGTGACAGCCTCTATTTTAGCCTCTACTAATGCTGTTTCAATTACTAAAGTAGTTCCAGGTGCTGGCACATTAACTGTAAGTTTTAGTGCCGATCCAGGTGCTGCAACTACCGTCTCGTGGATAGCCATAACGCCTGCTGTGTGAATATTCGATTAACGCTCCCCAAGATGGGGAGCACTTTTTATATAGGGAAATATAAATATGACAATGCAATCATTAATTGAACGCGTATCACAATTAGCTCAAGCAATTGAACAAAGCGCAGCTAACCACAATGCTTTAGTAGGACGTTTAGCCGAAGCTAAATCTATTTTAGACATGCTTAATTCGGTTAAGCTTCCTGGTACTGTTGGTACTGTAATTAGCGATGCTGATTCTGCTTTAGGCACCACTGAAAATGTTGTAAATGCTGTAGGTTCCGCAATAGCTCCTGCCGCACCTTCTGCTAATTAGGCTTGGATATAGAGACAACAGAAGCATCGATCCAAAGTGCATTCTTTGAATGGATTTCTCTTTACCCCCGTATACGTCTTATTACTTTTGCTGTTCCTAATGGGGGCAGTAGAAATTGTCTTGAGGCTAAAAACCTCAAGGCGCAAGGCGTTACGGCTGGAGTACCTGATATATTCATGGCCGTGCCTTGCAATGGCTATCATGGGTTGTTTATAGAATTAAAATCTAAAAATGGCCGTCTCTCCGAATATCAAAAAACATGGGTTGATAATTTAAATGACAGAGCATACAAAGCTGTTGTATGCTACTCTCTAGATGAGGCGATTAATGCCGTTAGGGAATACTTGGGAGGGAACCTAAATAATGTTTAATAACTTACAGTTTAGAAAACTAATAATCCAGCCCGTATTAAATGAATTAACCCTTTATAGCCAAGAAGCCGAAGATTTACTTATAGGAACTTGCGCTCAAGAATCCAGAGGCGGTACATATTTATTTCAAGAAGGTACCAACCCAGATTTATATGCGTCTTTGCAAAAAAATATTTTAGCAGTCGGCCCTTATCAGATGGAACCACCTACGCATGACGATATTTGGAAACATCTAAATTTATCTAATCATTATTTAGTAGATAAGATAATAAGTTTTTGTAATGTTCCTAATAACCCAACGGCTGATATTATGTTATACAATCTTTATTATGCAACAGCCATGGCAAGATTAGATTATCATAGAGCATCAGAGACTATACCTAAGACGTTAGAGCTTCAAGCAGAATACTATAAAAAATATTATAATACATCTGGTGGTAAAGCTACTATTGATGAATATATTACTAACTACAATAACTTTGTTGGGATTAAAAAATGAGCGATCCTTGTGTTGATAATCTTGTTGATAAAATTATTACTATGGGAATAAACACCAAGGTAATTTGCTTTGTGATTATCATTCTTTCTGTTATTTTCTCTGGTGTTTGTTATTGGTATACTGGAAAAATTGATAATCCTGGTACTGAATTTGCCGAAGAAGTTATAGAGGAAGTTGTTAAGAAAGAAACAGGAATAGATATTGAGAAATTATTACCACCTAGCAAGCATTCTAGAGATGATTAATATATGTTCCGCGTGGAACATTAAACGGATTTAGTGGAATTTATGGATGAAAATAAACATGTTATTAAAAACTGACGAATTTATTGAAGCTGGTTTCCCAGAGCACCAAGCTAAAATGTTAGCTCGTAATTTAGCGCTCGCTGGTGAAACCGACTTACGCCTTATCGCAACTAAAGAGCATATTTTAAACCTTGAGTTTGCTATAACCTCTGGATTTAAACGCCTAAAAAATGTGGTGTATTTGTTTGGAACAATACTCACATTACTACACGGATATTTTGTGTTAAAGGTTCTCATCTATTAGCGCTTGATTATCATGCCATTTACTCCATTTGGCCTGTAAGTTTACCCAAAAATCAGGCTCCATATCTAAAACTTCTGCTAATTCCATAGCAGAGTCGATAGAAAGGTTTATTTCTCCATCCATAAGTTTTTCTAGTTTTGAATATGGCCAACCTAAATCCTTAGCTAGCCTATGTGGCGCTATATCGTTAGGCTCTATAAATTCCCTAAGTAGTATTTCTCCAGGGTGTGGAGGTTCTTTATCCTTGAGCATTTTTTTCTCCCATGTTATTAACTTTTTATAGCATATAGGGTAACAGGATCAACTTACCAAAAACTGTTCCCTAAATTGTCGCGAGCCGTGCAAATACACTAACTCATTTAAACGCTTTATTAGCCATTATTTTTGTGGGGCGCTAGGTAGGTAGCGGTTACCTAAAGAAAGAGGCTGTAAGGCGTTAAAAACGGCCTTGGTTAGGGTTTGTTTTGCTTGGTTGGCCATATGGTTTTATCAAAACATGCCTTTAACCTGGCTTTTAGGGGGCCGAGATATTGTGTTCCAAACTCAATGGCCTTTAGCTCTGTTGCAGATAATCCGCTTTCCCATATTTTAAATTCTGCATTATAAATTTCTTGTTCGAGCTTTACCAATCGTTCTGCTTCTGCTTTTTTACGTGCAACAAGTTCTTCCTGAGCTATTTCTTGCAGGGATTTATAATTATTTTCAACCCAAGCTTGACCTTTTCGTAAAACTCCCATTAGCACGTTTATTGGGTTTGGGTATTGTTTTGTTTTTGGATTATTCAAAAGGCCAAAAGCAAAATGCTTAATTGATTCTTCGACTAGCTCTGGGGTATTAAAATTAAAAAGCTGTCTAAGATGGTTTTCAGAAAACCCAATATCTTGTAAGAGATCTAAATTTACGTTCTTCCATTCTTCGGGAAATCCGTTTCCGTTAGTAGTAGTAGTTATATTAATAATACTACTACTACTAACGGGGATTTGAGTACCGTTTGAGTACTGTTTGAGTACTGTTTGAGTACCGTTTATAGTCGAAGGTGATGGTACACCATTGTTAAGTAATTCTTTATACGCTTGGTCTGGAATTTTATAAGAAATCCATCCGCACCTGCCAGTTCTACTTTTTTCTTTTGTTAGAAATCCTTTTTCAATTAATCGATTTAATGCGGCTTTTATAGTACCTTTTTTAACCTCAGTGTTCTCACAAAAATTTTTTATACTTAATGGAGGGGTGATTTTGCTTCCTCCTGTTTTGCATAAATTATATATATAAAAAAGTAATTCTTGTTGACTGCCAGTTACCGTACTTAAGTCGAGATTTGAGTACTGTTTGAGTACTGTTTGTTGAGTACTGTTTGAGTACTGTTTGAGTACCGTTTGAGTACTGTTTGAGTCATCTTTGAGTACCGTTTGAGTACTGTTTGAGTCATCTTTGAGTACTGTTTGAGTACTGTTTGAGTACCGTTTGAGTACTGTTTGAGTACTGTTTGAGTACTGTTTGAGTACCGTTTGTGTACGATCTGTGTACGAATCGTGTACTAATTGTGTACGATCTGTGCCTGAATTGTGTACGATCTGTGTACGATCTGTGCCTGAATTGTGTACGATCTGTGTACGATCTGTGCCTGAATTGTGTACGATCTGTGTACGATTTATTTTTACTTGAGTTTCATCCTTTTTTACGTCATTATCCATAAAGTTATCTTCCTTGAAAATGGTTTTAAGATTGGTAACTTCCAAATTATCCTCAACAGCCGCTGTAACCAAAACTTCCATGATCAGCGGTTGAGAGGTTGTCTCTAGCTTCTCAGCTTCTTCAGGAGAAAAGTTATCACCTTGATACCATGGTTTATATTCAGCCGGTAAGCCAGTAATAACAGAGTTACATTGTGGCTTGTTTTTTTTCTTCGCGTTTAATTCTTTAGCTTTTTTTAAGATTTTATCTATATCGACAGACATTATTTATTTCACTTTTTTTAAAATATTAAACTCGTTTAATAATGTAACAAGAACATCAAAAAGCTCTGATTTTCTGGTTGCGTCTCCTATATGTTTTTTATCGGTAGTTGTTTCTCTTATTTTTGCGCAGTCTTTAATTACATTTTTAGATAACAAGTTAGGATATGCTTTGCTTATTTTGGCAAACATTTCTATGTTGTTAGTTTGATTCTGAAAGAATTTATTTATGAGTATGCTTGTTTTTGGTTCTGAATTGGTTTTATAAGATTCACGGATAGTTTTTACGTCTTCTAAAAACATTTCTATGCCCATTATAGAAAACTCATCGGCACAAGCAGGAATCAATAAATTATCAGTGCTTTGTAAACACAAACAAAATACTGAGTTTAGAGTGGTTAAACTGGGTGGAGTATCTACGACAATAACATCATATTTAGATCGTAAATATGAAAGGCATAATGAATTAAACCACGTTAAATAATGTTTCGGGGTTTCGTGGGATAGCGTTTTTTGAATTAAACCATTTTTCAACGAAGATGGTATAATATCTAAAGTAGGACTTAATTTAATTATTATATCTTCTATTTTAAGTTTTTTATCTACCAAGTCCGCAAATACTGGAGGGTTTGCTTTTATGCCATCAAATTGTCTGGTTAAATTTGCTTGAATATCTAAATCAATAGCACAAGTTTTTAAACCTAGTGTGGATAGCACCTCTATTGTTAAATATGCTAACGTAGTTTTTCCCACCCCACCTTTTAAATTTCCTATATAAATTACTTTCCCGCTTAAAGGATTAAATCGATCGTGTATTATTTTTTTTATTTGTTCGGGCGTTAATAAAATCTTGTATTGCCCCCCCCTTGACAGTTTTTGAGTCTTAGTTCTTCTAGCTTTTGCTCTTTCATGCAAACATGCCCCATGCATCCCAACTAATTTACTAATTTGTGATAAACACAATGTACCGTTACTCATTTTTACTCCACCTTATATGTTTTTAAAATTTATATGATTATTATAAGTATTAACGTAAGATAAAAATAATTAAAAGTAAATACACTCTTGTAAATAAACTTATCCACAAAATCTTTTAATAACCCTGTGGATAAGATAACTGTTTGCTGAAATTTCCGAGGTTTCCTCGTTTGTTCAAAATTTGAACAGCTTGCGGTAGATTGCTAACTTGTCAGCATATTTACGCTATACTTTCTTGAAAATATAAAAAAAGAGGAGAGCTGTACGATGTATACTGGAGAACCCAGATCTAGCGGTAGCAGTGCAGATGACGAAGCTAATAGCGTTATGGATGTTATTATTACGCCAGCGTATCAAGAATGGTTGGAAATAAGAGATCGCTGTTACAATTCGAACAACCCCTCATACAAAGATTTTGGCGCAATTGGAGCAAAAGTTTGTGAAGATTGGTGCCATTCCTATTCTGCTTTTCTTAGAGATATGGGAGCACCACCTCATCAGGGACGAGTGTTTTTTATAGAGAGGATTGATAGTACAGAGCCATATTATAAGGCAAATTGTAGATGGACTGCACGTCCTGTGGCTAACCGTAGATTACATTTTCAAATACATCCATCTGGAACGTTTGATTTATTACAACCATCTACCAGCCCACAAGCTCCAACTACTAGACATCCAACTAGTGGTACGTTTGCGCCTCCAGCAACTCCACAAATAATGTCAGTATTAGAGTTGCCTCCAGTTACGGTGCATAAAGATACACCAAGACCGCCTAAAAACAGATGCACAATACTTTAAGGTTTTATGACAAATTATTTATTAAATGCACAACTTATAAATCTACTGTTATTCCCTTTTCTTTTTTTAAAAGAGGAATTGGGGGCGGTTTTAACAGGAAAACATCCGACTAGAAGTACATTTAGAGTCATTCTTACATCTGTTGGCTGTATAGCAGGTGGTATTTTGTTTTATCAAAGCGCGCCTTTCTTTCAATTTTTAAATGGTATTATTACAGCATTAGGCATTCCAAATAGTTTTCAATCATTGGTTACACTATATGCAGCTATAACATCAGGCGGAAGTATTACTGGATTTTGTTCACGTATGATGACCAAAGCATTTTGTTATTTTAAATATGGCGATCCTGATTTTTATTTAACTAAACAAAGAGAAGAAGAGTTAATAGAGGCATTTAAGAATCAAGGTTATAACATAACAGGTGATACCATTAGAAAAGTAATAGAGTTTTGTATTAGAAATTTTAGGAGATCACCGCTACATGATTTCGGTTCACACCCTCATGATTGGAAACGTATGCTAGATGCTTTAATTTACGATGCGGATTTAGAAGTGTTTTTAGAGCAACAAGAATTATTACAAAAGAAATTGCGTAAAACTATTCAGAGATCACAAGCATTATCAAAATATGGATCTACCATTGATCTAGAAAAATCTTTACTATGGTCGTTTAAAAATCAAACTAAATTTAATTGTGAAGATACGCCGTTATTACCTCGTCAACATACCGATGCTATTCCAATATCTCTTAGTGCTACCTCATTAACATCATTACCTAGAGAAGTTAGAGAAAAAATGTTAGTGATTAAAGCATTGGCTAAATTTAAACAGCATCATAAGCATCATGAACATCCAGAATTATTATATCATTGTTCAGCACATCTTAGACGACAAGAACAAAATTTAACTGATGTGATTTTTCCTTTAACTCTTAGCCCATCATCTACAGAAACTACTACTACCCCTTCTTCTGGACAATCAGTGACAATCTATGATGCAGATGCAGTAGTCTATTCTTATAGTAACCCATCAGTGTTAAGAGCTAGGCCATCATCTCAATAATTGACGGCTTTAAGAGTACAGAGTTTAATATAAAAACGCCCTAGGCGGAGTTGTGTTCCTAGGGCACAATTATTTTGCATGGATAAAGGGAAAGTATCAGCCGATTAACCACTAAAGTCAAACCAAACGCCAATTATTTACAGGGAGTAAATTACATGTGTTTTATGTTAATGCTGGCCGCGTTTCGTGACCAGGCCAAGGGTTCTAACGGGAAGTATCGACTAACAGGAATTGAGACTGCTGTTTACGCCAGGATGGCCTTATATGCCAGCGAGGACGGAACTAATATTTATCCTGGCCTTAACACTCTAGTTGCTGAACTTAAGTTTTCTAAGAGTACTATTCAACGAACTATAAAAGCTTTGTTAGATAAAAAACGGATAGTTTTAATAAAGCAAGGCAACAGTCAAATGCATAAAGCTAACGAATATAAAATTAACCTGTCACTACTACCAAGGCATGTAGCTATTCAAATGCCTACTTATACTGACGCTGTGGATAACTATGTGGATAACATGCCAATTTCAGTGGATAACCCTGTGGATAATTCTTCACCTATAGTCGCAGAGACTAGGGGGGCTGTACCCAGAGAGACCAGGGGGGGTGTACCTAGAGAGACCACCCATAATCATTTAACACAATCATTAACTACTACAAACTATCATATGATAGAAGAGCAACAAATTGATATAAAAAATGATTTGTTGATGATGCAGGTAAATAAGAAATCGGTAGAGAGGTGGGTTAACGAGTTTGGGTTTACTGCACTAACTGAAATTATTGTAGCTATGAGGGAACACGAAAAGAAAAAAGGGATCCAAATAAAAAACAAGGGAGCGTATCTTAGAAAAATCTTAGAGCAACAAAGAAGTAGGCATTAATAGACATAAAAAATTTAGCCCTTACGGAAACCCAGGGAGGACCGTAAGGGCTAAACATCAGCCATGATTAATTAACAATTTAGGATATTCCCGTTGAGCTAACCTAAAGGAGTTCTAGAAGCTCCTTTAGGCCAGGAGTAATCTGTTAGCGGTCTTTCAAATCACTAACAGATCTAAGAATAAAAAAATGCAGGGTAATAGTAATATTTTAATTTGCCTCTTGCAAGTCATTTGTACTGATTTCTTCAAACACTTTGTTAATAGGCAAACTATTAATCTTTTGTTGCCTATTAATTTTTTTATCAAGCTGCCTTATGACGTCAGCAAAATCTTTGGCTAGCATATGATCTAAACTATTAATTTTTAGATAATTACATAACGCTATTTCTTCGCTATCCGACAATATTATTTTGCTTTTAACAATTTCTAATTGTTCGGCAGTAATGGTAGCGCCAACATCAACTAGATCTACAACACTAACAATATCTTTCGGCTCTTTGCCTTCCATTTCTTCAAAGGTTGGATGCACACCAAGAACATCTGAAAAGGCTTTTCTAAGTGCTTGAGCTTCTGTACATTTGGCTATTTGTCCAAAAGGTCTTTTTGCCCACATAGCATTAGGGGTTATTTCATTTTTTCCTCTGGTTGCATAGTTTTCTTTCCAATACTCTTTAGCAGAAAAGAAAGAACTCTTACCACTAGTAGGGTTATATTTTTCTACAGTCATCTTACACCATTCAGGATAAGATATTTCCATTGTTCCTATCGTTTCTGTTATCGTTGGACCGTACTCAGGTTCGCTAATCCCTAAATATAGGCCAGTTCTATCAGCGTCAATACGATATGATGCAATCCCAGGCATAAGGACATCCCTATATTCATAACTGCCAGTTTGACTGTTTTTTACACTCATAGGCACAATATGAACAGGTTTAGCAATCGGATCATACTTTTTAGCGTTACAGTATGCTAAAACCATTCCTATAGATTCATCTTTAGCCCCAGGGTAAATCGAATTTTTAAGGGTGTAATAGATATTGCTATCAGTATCCGCTAAAAGTTCTGTTAACGTTTGTTTTGGTTTAATTGGCTTTACATTTGAGCTAAGCATTTTAATCCTCCTGCTTGATTATCTAATTCTTTCATTTTTGCCCAATTAGGTAATGATATTAATTGGAATTTTTCTTCATACCCAGGCCATTCTTTATACCTTACACATTCGGTATATAAAGCTGCACCATCTAAGTATTCTAGTCTGCCTTGTGCTAATGAGCCTTCGTCTAAAGTAAAGCACGCTGTTAAATAAGGCGGTTTTTTCTCAACTACGAAAAAGGCAAAGAATCTTTTTTTACCATCTAATTGTTTTAATGCATCTATCTGCATAGCTGCTTGTCTATGATAGCCATACTGATAAATAGAATTTGAAAATGCTTTAATCGAATCAGTAGTTTTAAGGTCGATTATTAATTTATCATTAAAAATATCTGGTCTTGATCTAAGTGGTGTATCAAATGTGCCACCTTCCCAAAATATAGATTGCTCAACTTTACCGTCTTTAAGTTCATTCCAGATAGGATGAGCAGATATAACGTTAGCCATGTCTTTGATGTCTTCCCATTCACCAGTTCTTAAAATATCTCTGCCGTTAGCTGCAATTTCAGCTTGTGCGTAAATTTCTTTACCAATCTTTGTAGATAAATTCACTGATTCTGTCATACAATAAAAGGTATTATCGAATTTTTTAGGCTCCAATACAAGTGTATGAACAGCACGTCCTAGCTTATATTTTTCAGCTTGTTTCTTTAATTCTTTTTCGTCTAACTCTGTACGTTTTACGTGATATTCATAGTAATACCGTTTAGGACAATCTAGTATCAAATTGATACCAGTTGAGCTAATACTATTGTCTGCGTGATATTCGTTAATATCTAAATTGTCGTATATACCGTTTATCATTATTATTCTCCTAGTAGTTCTAATCTATCGAATAAATCTTGTATTGCTTCTAATTCAGTAGCACCATTTCCGCAACAGTTATATTTTAGTACCGCATCTTCTGCCCCGTCGTAACCGTCGAGTACTGCGGTCCAATCAAATTGGCGTTGCGGGATCGGCGCACAGTAATAAGAAGTAAGTATGGTATGTTTTGGCATTATTATTCTCCTTCTTGTAATTTTTATGTTTTTGTGCAATAATAACTACATTGTAATACAAAACGATACAATGTCAAGAGGTAGTTTATAAAAATGTTGGATAAAACAGAAAAAGAGTTATTAGGAACTCCTTTAAGCGTGAGATTGACAGCTATAACGCGTAATAAATTAAGCGTACTTGCACGTAAAAGGGGTATGTCGCCATCTAGTTTGGCTAGATTTTGGCTGGAAGAAAGAATAAAAAAAGAAGATAATAACAAAAAAGGGGGTTAAAGATGACAAATAAAGCATTACAGTACTTTTTAGATTTAAAGGCTAATGGCGCAACAGATGCAGAAGCCAAAGCACAAACAGAGGCGTTGACCTCTGTATTAGAGGGCGTTGCGACTAAAGAAGATTTACAGAGTTTGGTCACCAGAGAAGACTTAACCAATTTAGGAATAAGAACTGACGCTAAATTTGATTTAATTAAAAAAGATTTAGAAAATGTAACATCTAAAAATGAATTTAACCTTTTAAAAGAAAGCATCGACATTAACCATCGATGGACTATGGCGCTTTTAATAGCTGCTTTGGGTGGAATAGTCGGCATACTTTGTAAATAATTAATAAACTATAATATAACAAGGAGGTTAATACTATGAAATGCAGATGTACAAGCTGTAGTGGCAATAAAAAAATTATGAAACTAGGTATGGTAATGGGCGAGTGTGGAAACTGTAAAGGCACAGGCACGCAAACAATCGAAGATAGTATCATACCAGAACCAACAAAGAATATAGACAAGGACGTCACTAATGACAAACAAAAAGAAGAACCAAGAGAAGTTAAAAAAACAGATAGCAAAACTACCTCCAATAACGCTAAAAGAAAAAGGTAAGCATCCTGGTGGTAGACCAACGAAATATACCGAAGAATTAGCAAATCGTATCTGCGATGCTGTAGCCACAACAACTGATGGTATGCGACGCATGTGCGCTAATAACGAAGGTTTTCCAACATGTGAAACTCTTATGCAGTGGCGCTATAAATACCCTGAGTTTTCTGCACATTACGCACAGGCCAAGCTTATTCAGGCGGATTTATTCGCAGAACAAATTATAGATATTTGTGACGAAGAACAACACACCAGCGAAGGAATACAACACGCAAGACTTAGGGTTGACACTCGCAAATGGTTAACATCAAAACTAATACCAAAAACTTACGGCGACAGAGTTCATAGCGAATCAACAGTTAGTATTAAACATGAGGATGCATTGGAGCTTTTAAAATAAAATGTTCATCAATGATGCAGAAGTATATCAAATAGCTGTAATGCTATATGAATTTATGATGCCAGATGATGTCGATGCAACGCCAATTACTTTGGCAGAATTTAAACAAAAATTAGAAGGAATATTAAAGGATGGATGAAGAGGAGGGTAAAATATGGGCTCGTTACTATAGCTGCCCTTGGTATGATTTAACTCCCGGCGAACAGGCAGTAATAATTAACTTTAGTAAAAATTGTGGGGTTAGCCACGTTATGTTCGACAGGTTTTTACCAACTAAAAAGGAATGGCTAGATAATGGGATACAATAGTACTAAGCATAATTTGGTAGCATTATTAGAACTAATTAATGAGTTTGTACAAGACAACCCTTTAAAGATAGAAGAATTGCCGGACTATCTTAAACAACTACCAGATAAAGAACAGCAAGTATTAAACTTTTATTATAGGGATGGTTTAACCCTTAGAGAAATAGCTGGAATTTTTGGTGTGAGTTGGTCTCGGCCGTTTGAAATTAAAAGTAAGGCGATAAGAAGAATAAGAAAAAAAATTACAATAGCTAAAAACAAATGACTGAAGACGAGATTAAAACACGCCAGCATTTAAAAGATAACTTTTTACATTATGCATCACGTTGTCTTAAAATTCGCACTAAGCAAGGCGAGATTTCGCCGTTTATTTTAAATAAAGCGCAAGAATATATCCATCAGAAATTAGAAGAGCAAAGACTACAAACAGGTAAGGTTAGGGCGCTGATCTTGAAAGGGCGTCAGCAGGGCTGCTCAACTTATGTGGGCGGACGCTTCTATCATAAGACCACACACAATAAGGGTACACAATGCTTTATCTTAACACATGCACTGGATGCTACCAACAACCTATTTAAAATGGCTCAGCGTTTTTACCAGAACACGCCAAACTTAGTTCAGCCCGATATCAGTACTAACAACTCTAAAGAGCTAATCTTTGGGCGCTTAGATAGTGGATATAAACTAGGAACAGCCGAAAACAAAGCGGTCGGTCGTTCCAGCACTATTCAATTATTCCATGGCTCGGAGATTGCTTTTTGGGCAAACGCCCAAGAACATACTAAGGGTATACTGCAAGCGGTGCCTGATGCAACTGGTACAGAAATCATACTGGAATCCACCGCTAATGGTGTAGGCAATTATTTCCATCAAATGTGGCAGAAAGCAGAAAGTGGCATGTCTGATTTTATTGCGGTATTCGTGCCTTGGTTTTGGCAAGATGAATATAAAAGGTCAGTGCCGCCAGACTTTAAACCTAACCATATAGAGTTACGTTTAATTGAAGCTTATCGGTTAACCTTAGAGCAAATAGCTTGGCGGCGATTTAAGATTACTGATTTATCAGTTAACGGTCAAGACGGGGAGAAGAGCTTTTGCCAGGAATATCCATGTAATCCCAATGAAGCTTTCCAACTTAAAGGTGAGAATTCATTTATAGATTCCTCAACAGTGATGCGTGCCAGAAAAGGAGAAGCCGAAAAATATGGGCCTTTAATTATGGGCGTTGACCCTGCAAGATTTGGTGATGATCGCACATCAATTATCTTTAGGCAAGGCCGTGTGGCATTTGGGTTACAAAGTTATACTAAGAAAGACACAATGGGGGTAACTGGCATTGTTCATTCTTTGATTGAACAATATCGGCCTTTAAAGGTCTTTGTAGATGTGGGCGGCTTAGGAGCTGGGGTTGTAGATAGGCTAAATGAATTAGGCCATAAAGAGGCCGTAGTTGCGGTTAACGCGGGTTCAAAAAGCTTAGATGATCAGAAGTATTCAAATAAGCGAGCTGAAATGTGGGGCAAATGTGCAAATTGGTTAGAGGATATCCCAGTACAAATACCAGATACAGACAGCTTACATGCGGATTTATGTGGAATACGCTATAGTTTTGATTCCAACTCTAGGTTAGTTATGGAGAAAAAGGAGGACATGAAAAAGAGGGGAATAAGATCGTCAGACGAAGCAGACGCGCTTTGTTTAACTTTTGCTTATCCTGTAACAGCATTTAGGGAACAGCCCAACCCAAACGCACCAATACTTAAATCATTGGCACAAGATTTTAATACTAAACTGACAGCCATTAGGAGATCTAGGAGATAAGGTGTGAATTTTTAATGCACAATTGTGACTTAAAAATTCACAAAAAGATTTTACCACCAATGTTTTACACTATTTAGAATCATGGCTAACATAAAAGCAAGAGTAGAAACATTTAGGGCAATTAATACATTTAATCTAGTTTTTATACCTCCTATTTCGCCATTTAATCCAACTTCTAACCAGTGTATTTCATATTTTAATTCGCCCTTAGTAGCTAAGCCGTCTAATACTGAAGTTAAAGTCTGGGCCTGTATTCTTGCTTCTGCGTCTTTTACTCCGCCTTCTATTAAGGTTAAATAATAATTTAATGCTATATTATCCATCTATATATCCATAATGTTTCTTTTAAAACTTCCCGAAATACTTTAATATTACCCCTACAATAATCGGAGCATAAATAAATCCTAAGATTGAATATACCATAAAATACTTTAATTCAGATTTAAATTCTTTAATGTCACTTTTTAACTCAGTTCTCAATGCTTTAATCTCGGCTTTCAAGTCAGATTTAGTTGCCAAACCTTGTAACATACTTTCTAATGCAATAAGCTGGGCTTCGGCTTGTTCCTCTGGAACTCCGCTTGCTTTTAAATCTTTTAGATATTGTATAACCCTAGCGCTATCCATATATATCCCCATTTTATAGTTATTTCCTTAGATTTTACTATACTAAAAACTTAGATACAAGGAATGTATCTATCTAAGTAGTTCAACCACCATGAAAAGGATTTCAAATGGTCGCTAAAAAGCACACGGATAAGTTAAACGAAATTAAAAAAAATATTGAGCAAGCGCACGAATATTTTATAAAGAATGTTAATCGCTTTAATGACTTTATGAAGTTTGTATTTCAAACATCGTTGTCATCAGACGACATAACAAAATTAGATGTACTACAAAAGCCTGCAATAGAATTTAATATCTTAGAGGCGATGATTTCAAGGTTAAGAGGCGAGTTCGCGAAACAAGAACCGTCGATCGTGGCAAGGGCTGCCGACGGAGTGCGAATTGAAGAGCTGACCCCTGAGTTTTTACAAACATTAGAAATAATTGAGGCACATCTACGCGAGATTTTCTTTGATGCCTCGAATGATGCATTAGAGTATAACATTTATTCTGATTTATTGGCTGGCGGCTATTCTGTTGTTTATGTTTATACAGGATATATTAATGAACTGTCGTTTGAGCAAAACATTAAGGTGGAGCGAGTATTTGATCCAACTTTAACGGGCTTCGATCCTTTAGCAAGAGAATCGCATAAGGGTGATGGTAATTACTGCTTTCAATTAATCCCTAAATCAAAAGAAGACTTTGAAGACGAGTTCGGCAAAGGCTCAGCTGATAATATGAAGTTTGAACGCTCAAGCCATGTGGGCGATTTTAATTGGAGCTATTTAAATCAAGATCAAGAAATCATACTGGTTGCTGATTATTACTGCAAGAAGAAGAAGAAAGAAAAGATAGTTAAACTTTCTAACGGCCATGCTATTCTCAAAAAGCACTATGAAGAATTCCTTAAGTTATGGGGAAATCAAGGCTTTATTGAACAAGCGCCGATTATAATCGAGGAAAGAGATACAGTAATAGAAACTATTGATCGCTATATGGTTTGTGAAGATAAGGTATTGTCTCATGAAGAAACCTGCTATAAGTTTTTACCGTTAGTTTTTATTGATGGTAATAGTGTTGTAATTAGAGAAAACGAAGACGGTGCATCAATGCAGATGACGCGGCCTTTTGTTTATCATGCTAAAGGCGTACAAAAACTTAAAAACTTCTCTGGGCAAACTATTGGAGCTGAAATTGAAAATATGATGCAACATAAATTTATGGTGGCTGTAGAGTCCATCCCTGAAGACTACGCTGATGCTTATAAAAACGTACAGCAAGCATCAACGTTAGTTTATAACGCATTTTACAAAGATAATCCAGAACAACCTTTACCTCCTCCAAGAGAAGTTCAACGAACTCCTACTCCTGACATTGTTAATATGACTTTTATGGGAACCGATCAAGTTACCCAAACTATATTAGGTACGTACGATTCCATATTAGGAACTAACGATAAGCAAATATCAGGGGTCGCCATTCAGCAAGGCGCTATGCAATCTAATGCTGCCGCTATTCCTTATTTACAGGGATATATTAGAGGATTAAATAGAATTGCTCACATAGTTGTTGATTTAATACCTAAATTCTATGTAACGCCTAGAAGTTTACCGGTAAAGGCACCTGACGGTAAGCGCTCTTATCAAATTATTAATCACCCAAACAATCCCAATAGTGTAGACTTTAGCTACAACCCAAATAGTTTACAGATTAAGGTAGAAGCAGGTGTTAGTAGCGCAGTACAAAAACAAGTTGCATTAGATCAAATAATTAGAATGATGCAATCCAGTCAATTGTTTGCCGAATTTATTAATACCATGGGGCTAGAGACTATCCTAGATAACATGGATATTAGAGGCATTGAGGGTCTCAAAGCTCAAGCCGTTCAGTTTATGAAGCAATTAGAAGAACAAAAAGCACAACAGGCCCAGCAAGGTAACCCAGAAGAAACAGCAATGCGCGAGCAAACCGAGGCTATTAAAGAAATTGAGATGGCTAAGATTCAGCAACAACAACAAAAGCAAGAGGGGGAGCTAGCTATTCAGGCTGCTAAGGTTGCTAATGAAAAAACCCTAACTGACGTTAAGTTTATGCAGATTATGGCGCAAATTAATCAGAATCAAACCAAACTTGGAATTGAACAAGAAAAGGTTGACTCTGAAAATGCTAGAACTGCAATTGAGCAAGCAATGCAACATGTTCAAAATTTACGGAAAAATGTAGAAAGCTCTCATAAAACTAAGGAGTAATATTGGAACATAAGGATTATGTTTGTATCTTAGCAGATTGCAAGGATGCAATAAGAGATTTAATCGCTAAAGGCCAACAGGTAGATGCCATAGTAACCGATCCGCCTTATGAGCTTGGCTTCATGAATAAGGGTTGGGATAAAACAGGTATCGCGAATGATGTTGAGTTGTGGAAACTTTGTTTAGAGATACTAAAGCCAGGCGGACATTTATTAGCCTTTGGTGGAAGTCGTACCTATCATCGTATGGCTTCTGCAATAGAGGATGCTGGGTTTGAGATACGCGATCAAATCATGTGGATTTACGGCTCTGGGTTTCCTAAAAGCTTAAATGTTGGTAAGGCTATGGATAAGATGGCTGGGGCTGAAAGGGAGGTTGTGGGAATGATTAAATCCCAACAAAATATAAAAGGCCCTCAAAAATTCGGTTCTGATGAATGTAAATTTAGAGATAGAATTGATTGCTTAATTACAGCTCCCTCAACCGATGCTGCAAAGCAATGGGATGGCTGGGGTTCTGCGCTAAAACCAGCACACGAGCCTATCGTTATGGCAAGAAAACCATTGAGCGAGAAAAATATAGCTAGCAATATCTTAAAGCATGGTACTGGCGGAATTAATGTTGGTGGTTGTAAGGTTGGTAATGATATTCGCATTAACGAAAAGAAAAGCTATCTAGGGGCAACGGGCACATTTTGTGCCCAAGGATTAATTCCTAAAAGTACTGGCAGGGTAGAGGTGTCGGGCCGTTTTCCAGCAAACTTTATCCACGATGGTAGCGAAGAAGTTGAGGCTGAGTTTGCGAAGTACGGCGAGAGCAAAAGTAGCGATTCAGTTAGGAAAAACGTACAAGACGGTGAATTTAAGTCTGTTTCCAAAGGGAAAGAAACTCCGCACTATACTTATGGCCACAGCGATAAAGGAACAGCGTCTCGCTTTTTCTATTGTGCTAAAGCGTCATCCGCAGAAAGAAATATGGGATGTGAAGGTTTAAAAGAACATGAGCAGTATAACGAAAGTTTGCCGTGTCCGACACGGGATATTAGGAAAGAAAAGTTAATAAAAAATCACCACCCCACTGTAAAACCAATTAAATTAATGAAATACTTATGTAGGCTAATTACGCCACCTAATGGGATTATACTTGACCCGTTTATGGGCAGTGGCTCGACTGGAATTGCTGCGAAACAAGAAGGATTTAGATTTATAGGAATTGAGCGTGAGCAGCAGTATTTGGATATTGCAATAAGGAGAATAGATAATAACTAACCTTATGAAAGAAAAAACTACTACTATTGAAACTACAGGGCGAATTAATCAATTGCTCGAGTTACAAAAGAATCACTCTTTAACTACTTTTGAAAAAATAGAATTAAATAATTTGTTGTCTCAGATGGCAAAAAATACCAAACGAGACAGAGCTAGAAGCGGTAGGGCTTGGGCGCGTGGCAGCATCGATAGAATTAATTGTCCTGGCACTGTGCTTAATGGGGAAGTAATAGAGTAAACTGTAAACTTGACGAACAGAAAAAGGATAACGAATAAGTATGAATAAAAAAGCAAAATCAACGTTTGCAGGGGTCCCCTCTATAGAAAAAAGAATATTATTGCAGGAAAAAGCAACTAAGATCACAAGAATACCTGTAATCAACGATAAAGAATATAAAATTTTATTTTACAAAAGGATCGCAAAAAAACTTATTCGCTCATCTACTCGCGTGTTTAAATCTCGTTGGGGATTTGTATGAAGAAGGGATTTACAGGACAAATAGCCTTAGGCAAAAGCCTAACTAGAAGATGGGAAAAAAACAAAGAAAGGGATAGGATTAGAAGGCGCAAAGTAGTTGACGGCTATCCAATAAATGAGCCATTTAAAAGTATAAAAGATGTAGAGCATTATTTGTCAGGCGATAAAATTACTTGCTTGTTGTGCGGAAAACAATATAAAGCATTGGGCGCTCATTTGTCTGTGCATTGTTATACTACTTCAACCTATAGAGAAAAATATAAAATTCCTAATACGTTTGGTTTGGTTAGTACAGAAACGTTTAATAAATTCAGCGCACAAGCAAAAAAACAACACCAAGACGGCATTATGCCTAATGCTGGAGAAATGATAAAACATTACTATGTATATGGCGGATCGAGAAAACCAAGCACATATAAATCAGTTAAAGAATTAGATAACGATAAAGAAAAGGCTAAAAGAGTTGCTAAGTATAGAGAAATTAGACATAAAGAAAGGCTACAAAAAACCCATTGTTCGAACGGACATCCCCTAAAAGAAATAGGAAACCCTTATTGTAATACTTGCGAACGGGAGCGCGCACGTAAAAGAGAGGGATATTTATCTAGGGAAGAAGCATTAACTACATACGTGAATGTAGTTTGTACTTTTTGTGGAAAAGAAACCCAATCATTAAGAATATCTAGCACCAGAAAGGTTGTACAGTGTAAAGAATGTCGACTCAGAAGAAATAACGAGAACCATAAAAAAAGAAGAACTAAAGAAATGCGCAGATTAGAATATTTAAAATACAAACTTAAAAGGAACGAACAAAACGCATAACGGATTGCTAATCCGTTATTAGCCTAGCAAATACAAAAATTTAATGCGATCCTTTAAGGAACAGCTTTAATAGCAGGGAGACTTATGGTAATAAAGGAAAACTATAATAATGATAACTAAATCGGGTACTTTTCCACCGCTAAAGCCCCTTGCTTTGATTACGTTAGCAGAATACGAAGCACTTGAGTTGAAGCAAGATTTAGATTATAAAAATCTTTTAGTTGATGCTAAATTTGAAGCGGAAAGAGGAAAATTATTTTTAAAGGAGTAGAAAATGTCAAAACTAACTACTAAAGCCAGAAAGAGATTAAAACCAAAAGAATTTGCGCTACCTAAATCACGTAAATATCCAGTACCAGATAAGGCTCATGCTAAAAATGCTAAAGCTCGTGCATCTGAGATGGAACATAAAGGCAAGATTTCTAAAGCAACAGAAGAAAAGATAGATGCCAAGGCTAATAAGGTTCTCAAAGAAAAGGCTAAAAAATGAAAAATGAAAACGAAGACATCCCTGTAATAACTGAAAAGCCCGAAGAAGAAAAGGTAATCGAGATCGCAGAAGATACCGTTATTCTTTCAGATTGTGCACTTACTGAGGCTGAGCTTGAGGAATTTCACCGAGAATCTTCAGTTGAATATTGGCGCACTATAGAATTACCGCCCTCGCCTAAATATAAACCTGGCGCCCCATAAATTTTAACAAACAAGGAGAGTTACTATGCCTACAGATAATCAACCTAAAAGCATTACGACTGTATTGAATAAACTTAAAGCCGAACTACACGAAGCTATGGCTAATTTCCATGCTAAAATAGATGCCATTGGACATCATGTTGAGGCCGAAGCACCTAAGATTGAATCCGATGTTGTTAGCGCAGTTTCCAACATTCAGCCAGAAGTTAATGAAGCCGTTAATGCTCTAGAAGCGGCTGAGCCAGTAGTTAATACTGTAATAGGAGTTGCTGCACCTGAAGCATTACCTATTGTTGAGGGCGTTGAAAGCGCTGTATCTACAGTAGCTAGCGTGGTTGACGCTCCTAATTCGCCAGCTAAAAAAAAGCTTAGAATATAGTATTAAGCGCATATACACTAACATAAATTATTAGTGTATATGCTATTTTTTATCATTAATTATACAGTTACTGTATAATTATGCAGAGAGATGATTGGGCAACAGAAGATTTTATAACGTACGAGGTTTTAATTATTTTAGAAGCACGCATAGAAAAGTCCATAGAAATTGCAATCAATTTACTAAATGCTGGGGTTAGTCCTGAGATAATAAGTAAATGCGTAGGATTATCTCTAGAAGAAATAGAAGAATTACCAAGATATGAAGGGCGCACTTACTAATTTTCTTTTATTGTACTAATATACAAATATTCATATTAAATATCCTAGCCGCTAATGATTTGAACAACCGTTAGCGGCTTTCTTTATATTATTATCGATTATGTATGGTTTTTAACTATTACTGTAAAATCTGACCAGTCTTCTACTTTGAAAGCTCTAATGTCTCTTACTGAAAGCCTAAACCAGTCTATATTAGATAATATTCTAATTGCTTCATAAAGGTGGGATAAGGTGTTAGCGTCTTCTTTTGTAGTATAAAGACTCCCTTGTTTCCATTCAAAACCTACTTCTTCCAATTCTTTGGAAATTTCCGTATAAGCACCATTATAGGGTTCGCCATAATGCTTTTTTAGATCGTCAATTTTTAAATCAAATGCTATTGCGTACATACTAAAGTCCTTAATGGAAAAACAATACTTTAACTGTTCCGCCAGCAAGAGCCAAGAGACCACCCCACATAAATTTACGGATGTCGCCTTTTATTTCTTTTACGTCTGCCTTTAATTCTTTTACGTCTGCCTTTACGCCGTTTAAATCTTCTTTTACGCTGGTTAAATCTTCTTTTGTAGCCACATGATCTAATGCAGAATTTAAAGCATAGGTTTGGGTTCTGGCTTGTTCCTCTGGAACTCCCCCAGCTTTTAGTTCTTCAAAAAATTTTAATGTATTAATATGTTCCAATTTATTGCCCCCCTTTTTAACATTATACCTATCTAACAAACTATAAACAAGCACTAGAATTGCCGCGACTAACATAAATCACATTAAATAACAAGCCCCTACAAAAAAATACTTTCACGGCTAATATCACGGCTAATTTCACAGTTACAGTTATCCCCAAAACACTGTGCAAAATTTGCACAAATCTAGAACGTGAACTAGAGTTAAATTACTAGGTTTATACAGGATGTAGAAACTTAGGTTCCTACCGAGCCATCGGGTATAAATGGTCGCGAACTCAGCGCATGAGGTTATTTTACCGTCACGGGGAAATAGTGGGTTTATGGATGATATAGAAGCTTCAGGGATCGAAGCGCCAGCTACTGAAAGTGAACCTGAAAAGACACTACCAGTTAGCAAGGTGAATGACATTGTTAAACGGGAAAAAGCCCATGTTGCTGAACGCGTGCGTCAACAGATGCAAGCCGAGCATCAGGCAGAACTTGAAAAGATTCGTGCTGAATCTGCTGTACAACCAGCGGCTACGGGCGAAAACGATACCTCCGAAATTGAACGGCGAGTATATGACAAGTTCATGCAGGATTTGCAAAAGCATCGTGATGAGGTTGAAAGAAAAGCTCAGGAAGATGAGTTAAAGACAATTGCTGATCAGTATTATCTTAAAATGGGTAAAGGCTCTCAGTTATTTGAAGACTTTAACGAAGTCATGGGTGATTTTGAACCTGATAAATTTCCCAATGCTGTAATGCTAGCAGCTCAAATGGAGAATACGCCAGAGATTATGTATGAACTGGCTAATAACCCATCGAAGTTGTTAGAAATAGATTCGCTAGCTAAGACCTCGCCTAAATTGGCGACAAAACAGCTAGAACGTTTATCAAAATCGATAAGCCAGAATCTAGAAGCAAAAACCAACAATGTTAGTGCCCCTCCTCCTTTATCAAAACTTAAATCTTCTTCGGTCGGTATGGATAGCGGCAAGATGACGTTGAAGGATTTTAAGAACGCTCCTTGGTTGAAAGGCTAAAGGATCGTTAACCTCTAACTATATTGCCATGGACATACCTAGATTAACTCTAGATAAAGGGAAATTTTACCATGGCAGGACCAACAAATATATTACAACAAGTGCAAACATATCAAATGTCTTCACTTGCGTTTCTACAAAACTTAAATTGCTTTATTTCTACCTCTAATACTAAATTTAAAAATTTCGAGAAATTAGTAGGAAACTTAGGGGATTCAGTAGGTTTTGATTTACCTCCTAGAATGACTACTACTAACTCTTTGGTTGCAACTTTTCAACCGGCCGATCAAAGAATACAAACTTTGGTTTGCGATCAATCAGTTTCAACTAGCTATGCATTCACATCTCAACAATTTATATTCAATGTTGAGGAATACATGGGGCGTTTCGGTAAAGCTGCTGTTCAAGAAATTGGCGCACAAATCGAAGCTAATGTCGCACAAAATTGTGTAACTAATACTTACAGATTCTTTGGCGATGGTGTTAATCCAATTAATAGTTACACTCAATTAGCTAATGCATTAGCATTATACCGTAACTATGGTTCAGCTACTGGCCGCGCTAAAGCATATATTGGCGATACCGTTGTACCTAATATAGTTGGTACTGGATTAAACCAATTTGCAATGGATCGTAATAACAAGATTGCGAACTCGTGGGAATTAGGGGAATTCTCTAATTGCGATTGGTACCAATCTAACTTATTACCAATTCATATAGCAGGAACAGAAGGACAACAAGGAAGCACTTTAACTGTAGTTTCTACTACTTTAGATGCAAATGGCGCTGTTACAGCTATTACCTTTAGTGGTACCCATGCTGCAAACGATGCTAACTCTGTTCAACAATACGATAAATTTCAATTTAACGATGGTGTATCGGGATATACTAACTTGCGTTACAGAACCTTTATCGGTCATAAGGTATCTGCTAACCCAGTTCAATTTCAAGCTACATCGGCTGCTGCATCCACTTCTGGATCTCAGGTAACCGTTAATATTTACCCAGCATTACAAGCATCTGCTACTAATGCTCAAAACTTGAACACTCAAATATTACCTGGTATGCAAGTATCGGTATTACCAAGTCACAGGTCTGGGTTGATAACAGCTGGCGATCCATTGTTCTTAGCAATGCCAAGATTGCCTGATCAAGTACCGTTCCCTACAGGAAACGAAAACGATCCAGAAACAGGTGTGTCAATGCGTATGTATTACGGAACTCTATTTGGACAAAATCAGATGGGGATGATCCACGATGCAATATGGGGAAGTACACTGGTACCGGAATACTCAATGGCTTTGGTATTTCCGTTATAAATATGTGTCCAAACTTTATTTTTCATGGATTTAAAGATATAGTGAATTTCTTTAAATTGCAAGAGAAATATTTATGGCGCTTAAAACGGTCTTATGTAAAAGATGTGGAAAAGAAATCCAAAGAAGACAATGGGGTATTTGTAAGGAATGTTATGAGAAAGGTAAAGCTGAAAGAAGAGCTAAAGTTAAAGCTAAAATTCGTGCCGAAAAAAGCTTGCCTCCTTATGGTTCAGGGCTTCGGAACCCCATTTGTTTACTTTGTGCGAGTCTTAAAGAGAATAAAGATAGTGGTTATTGCAATAGTTGCAAAAGAGAAGCTGCTAGCGCTAGGCGCATTATGCTTAAAAAAAATAATCCTAACTTTATTCAAGAAGAAAGAAGCCGCAGAAAAGAAAAGTACTCTAGGTGTGCTGAATATAGACATAAAGTCAAAATTCAGAATTTTACCTGGCAAGCTATCAAATTCGGTGTTCTTGTTCCTCAACCATGCGAAGTTTGTAGTAAAACAGAAAATATTGATGCTCATCACACAGACTACTCAAAACCTCTTGATGTTAGGTGGTTATGTAAAAGTTGCCATATTAAACACCATAGAGAACTGGAGCGCAATAAAGCAACTGAACAATCTTAATTTAAAAGGAAGAATGTTATGACAATACAACCAAATTACCCTATGGTTAACCTTGGTAACCTTTATGTTCAAGGTGGTGCGCTTTCCTTTGTAAGTGGCACTAGCATTACAATTGCAGCTGGACAGTTCCGCGATTCAACTAACGTTAATGATATTGTTTTATCAAGCGCAGCTACTATCGTTGCATCTGCTAACGGAGCTAACGGATTAGATGTCGGCTCTTTAGGTAATAGCACTTTATATGCTGTTTACGTAATAGGAGACTCTACTGATTATAATCCAACTGCTGGTCTTTTATCAGCTAGCTTTAGCGCTCCAACACTACCTGCTGGTTATGATATGTTCCGCCGTATTGGATGCGTATTAACTAGTGGTGCTGCTGCAATTCTAGACTTTAGCCAATCTGGTCGTACTATGTGGTATGCGGCTGCCATTGCAACTGCTGTAACTGTTGGTCAATCTACTGCATTTGCTCTAGTTAATGTTTCAGCAATGGTACCAAGTACTGCAAACTCAGTAATACTAGAATCAGTTTTAACAGCTGATGCTGGTGGTACTCGTACTGCTGCTTTTAAAGCTAGCGGTTCAAGCTCAGCAGCTGGACAGGTTATTACGTCATCTCCTGCTAGCACTGTTACTAGTACATCTTTAGTTTGTCCTTGCTCGACTATATCAAGCACAACTGGCGTTGATTACTTAGTATCAAATGGCTCTGCTTCATTAGCAGTTTCTGTATTTGGCTACGTAGATCAATTATAAGGAGCACTTGTCCATGGCTTATCCCGTCACATTGCTAATTTCTGAGGCATTTTATACCTCGGGAATCGTATCACGCAATTTCCAAACAGTGGCGGGTGACCAGGAACAAACAGGGTTTTTAAAACTAAATGAAATCTTATCCGATACTGCAATTGAGGAAGATATGATCCCTTACTTTACTACATCATATGACTTTAATGCAGTACCTGGACAAGAAATGTATTTTATCCCAAACCTATCTGACCCAGAAACTTTAACGTTCTTTATTAATACCATTCGGTATCAAATGAGGAAAGAATCACAGGATTTATATTTTGGTGCAGCAAGGGCAGAAAATGTTGAATCATTGCCGTATAATTGGCATTGCGAACGCTGTTTAGGCGGTTGTAATTTATTTATCTATTTCTTTCCAGACACTGCATACCCAATGCAATTAACGGGTAGATTTAGATTGCAAACGGTAACTATTAATCAAGACTTATCGTTAATACTTGATCAGTACTACATTAACTATTTGCAATATAGATTAGCAGATAGATTGTGTACGGCCTACAACTTTGCACCTTCTCCATCATTAACTAAACAACTACTACAATATCAGCAAATGATATCTAAAAGATCTAGCCCAATGGACTTAAGAATTAATAAAATATCGACATTAACCCCAAACCAAAGCATTAATTACGCTCAAATAAATCTTGGAAAAGGGTGGACTACCGATTAATTTATAGGATTGTGCCATAAATGAGACAAACGCCAAACTCACGAAGAGAAGAAGTAAATGTTGTCGGTGGTTCAACTTTCGGTCGATACAAGAAAATCTCTAGTGAAAAAACTTATAATATGTTTATTAGTGACGAATGGCTAGTTAACACCGCTGGATATCAAAAGGTTTATGAATTACTTCCAGAAGGATTAGGTCGCGGTATTTTCACTAGTATTCGCGGTAATCGTTTAATTGTTGTAGTTGACAGTTTTGTTTATTCATTAAATGAGCATCTTGTTCCTACTTTTGTAGGAATGCTGGGAACTGAAAGAGGCGCTGTATATATAGATGAAAACCTAAACTCACAGATTTGTATTGTAGATGGATTAAATGCTTATATCTATAATTATTCGTTACCAGGATCTAGTTTAACTGTTCAAACTGGATTAGGTAATCTTGT